AATCGGCATTTCTGCCGCTTATGAAATCGCCGCGCCTGTGAATGCTGATATTGCCGTTGAAGTCTACGAATATGCAAAAGGAAAGAATTTGCCGCTTGCAGAAGTTAGAAAACAAATTGCAATGCGAAAAGGCGAAAGTTTGCCACTACCCGTGCGAATTATTCCAACGGACAAGCCTTTGATTACTGGTAGACCGATTGAAGAAGAAGTTGAAATAATTCCAACTGGATTGGAAGAATGTCTAATATCTAAAGAACAACAAATTTTAGACATTCTTAAAGATTTATCAGACGGCGAGCAACTCAAAATACTGCGTGAGGTCACTCGCACGGTCAATGACAGAATGCGCCCTAATCGTTAATCTAAAACGCCAAGATTTTTAAGTCCTTGCGTGAACATCCATGCCGCCGCTTGAAGTTCCGATTTCTTTACTAATTTGTAACCCGACGATTCTGATTTGTCCAAAACTTCAATAAACTTTTCATAAGTCAGCTCGGCGGGTTTGTTGCGTAACGCTTCAAGCTCGCTTTCTGAAATCAACACCATTTTTTGTTGTTCTGGTTGTCCCAAAATCATCATGGCTTCATCAAAATCACTCGCGTTTAATTCTTTGTAGGAATTAACGTTGAAGTGTTCGTGTAATTTCCAGTACGTTGTTTGATAAACAACCTTATCCTTACCTGCGATTTTAGCGACTGCGTGGCGAATATCTTGACATTGTGACGGACTGATTTTATCCACGCCGATTTTCAAGCCGTAGGGTGTTTTTGGAAATAATTTGGCGTGCATTGTATCAAAAGCATTGATGTAAGCCTCTTTGATTTGTGCCGCTTGTTTTCCTGTGAATCCCATAACCAAGAACATAAAGCCGTTTTTAGTCATTTCAAATGCACGGTCTTTTCTAACACCACCAGAAGCCGCCAAAACTGTTTCATTTTCTATCAGCGCAAAATTGCGTTTATAGAAAAAATCAGATACTTGCGTTTGAATGTTGTCGATTGTGCGTAATATATCGCCGTGACGTTTTCCGAATTTTTCAGCAACTAAAAGCGAGGTGGTTTTGATGTCGTCGTTTGATGCAAAGACGAATGATGATAATTCTACTGCGGATACTGCTTGGTTCATGTTTTTATCTCCAAAATAATTAAAGGGTTAATGGAGTCTGAAAACAACGAAAAGTAGTTGCGCCTAGCATTACTGGTAAGGCAAACCATTAACCCAAAAATTATTTTGGGCATAAAAAATTCCACTATCTAACGGGGCGGATTCCGCTTTTCGAGCCTTTCAGGACTCGCAAACAGAATACCGCCACTAAAAAGATTTGTCAAAAGTTATTGTGTTTCAATTTCTCATCAATCGCGGCGATAGTTCTTACAATCGGTTTTAAGTCTGGATGTTCATTTCTCCAATTATAAGCCCTATGCAATCGAGAAAATTCGCCGCGTGGGATAAGCTCTAAATTATCAATATCACAGTTGGTTTTATCGTTATCTTTGAACGAAACAATCATACTTGCTGGAATTTTCCCGTGATGCTGTTCCCACGTCCAACGGTGTTTTGATTTGAAGTTGTGCCGTGCGATTTTGTTTTCATTTGTTACTTTGATAACAATAAAACCATCTTTCATTCGCTCGTGACCAACGCCTTTTGTTAGATGGTCGCTTTTAGGTTTAAACCAGCCCTTTTCACAGCCTGGCGCACAATAACCTTTTAATCCAGTATTCCAAGGTGTTAAACCATGTGAAAATCTGGTGCGATTAACCATTTTTAGCCCGAGTTGTCTTCTGCAATGATTTCGGATTGCTTCAATACTTCTGTCTTCATTGAATTCACGATTAAAAAGAGCTGTAAGAATCACTCGGTCTAAAATGGGGTGACGCTTTAAAAAAGCGTCTTGTTCTTGTGTGTAAGTTCTTTTCCCCATACTGCACCTATTTCAAAAGCGGTGAAACCTGTACCATTTGCGGCAAATCATTCACTCTAGTTTGAGCATCAAGCATTAAGCGTGCATTTTCAACAATAGTGCGTGCGACGCTATTAACACTTTTCGAGCGTTCAACTTCAAAACTTAATTTGTCTTGCGTTAAATCCTCGTCGCTCAATCGCTCCATTTGTGCAAATAAGTGATTGTGTAAATCGGTGAGTGTGTTTTTCATTCTGTGTTTCCTAGTGCTTTAGCGATTGCCATTCTTGCTAATCGGCATTCGTAATCTGAAAATTCAAAATCCTTTTCTGCCATCATTTGCAGAACTTGAAGCAAATCTGGGGCGGCGGCGATTAGTTTTGCGTTGGCGTTGTCGATTGCAAAATCTTCATCAGGAATAATTGCAATGGTGTCGCCATTTTCTGCGGTGATTGTTATCTCTGAATCGCTTGTATCATCAATTAACCAAGGTGCTGGTGTTGTCATTTCTTTACCTTTTGTTTATCAATTCGCCACGCATCATGTCTTTCAAGTGCGTCACTGATATGTGTTAGTTTCACGGGATTTTGTTCAAGCCACACTAATTTCTTAACGTAGTCTGCAATGTATTCGGGCGTTAGGTGTTTCATTCCGAACCTCCCACGCGCTCGAACTTAGCAAGAAAATCACGAATATCTGTTGTTTCAATATCGTTATTATTTATACCTTGATACGCGACAACAATAGCGTTCACTCCGATAACCCTTACATCAAAAACGCCATAGCTCCAAACCTGCCCAACCTCAACTTTCGGTGCGGGTGGGGTGGGGCGTTGCTTTAGTGTGTTATGCCAGAATCGCTTAACAGGTGCAACCTTCTTTGAATTCCCGCCTTGCGACATCCATTCGTTATGAAAAGGAGCTGGCTCATTTTCAAACCAGTAGTGGCAACCATACAAATCCTCAACGTACCAATTTGCCCATTTAGGTGCTGATACCCAGAATTCCTGCTCTTCATCCACAGAAATATGATCTTGTGGGTTTTGCTCTAGCCAATTCGATAATGTATTCTCTAGTGAATTTTCTGGCGAGTATTGCGTGTTCATGTAACACTTAATTAAATTGGATAAATCACGCACTTTTTCTTTGCTTATCATGCCGTTGCCTCAATCAATTTGTTTAGGTAGTGTGATGCTTTTAGTAAATCTTCGCGTCCATTTTTCCCTCTAAATCTGACAACGTATTTAATGACGTTGCCAACATAAAAACCATTAACCGCCTCGGGCGTTAAGAACTCATCTAACAAGTCGAAAACCTGCATGGATTTACCTTTGTAATAATCAGGTGTTGAGTTATTCACATGATGTTTGATTTGGTTGACAGCCTTTTCATTGATTGGTGTGATGCGAGTTTCAAAACCTTCTATCTCATCAATCCTTTCAACTGTGTTGCCTTTTTTATCAAAACTCTGAATTGCTTTTTTCATGTCCATTTGAACCTCCTAGAACGGGATGTCTTCTTCATAATCTTGTGCGGCTTGATATACCGCGCCACTATGTTGCACAGGCGGTGGCGTATAGGCTTGAACTGGTACAGGTGCTGGTGTGGCATCGTCGCGTTTTGAGCCGATTAACTCAATAATCTGCACATTCAAATCAAGTGACGTTTTCTTTTCGTTTGTTTTTTTGTCCGTGTATTCGCCTTGTGATAATTCGCCCGAAACCCAAACCTGTTGCCCTTTTTTGAGATAATCGGCTAATTTCCCTTCTGCCCTTTTTCCCCATATGTTCGCACGAACCCATAACGTTTTCTTTGCATCACCAAAACCCACGTCATGCGCTAAAGTCGCGCTCAATAATGTGTGACCGCTTTGTAATGTTCTAACTTCTGCGTCACGAGCTAAACGCCCGACAAATGAAAATAAATTGCTCATCGTTTTAAAATCTCCAGTGCTTGTTGCTCGTTGTAATAAAATTGTTTGTCTTTCATTTTTGAATCACCGAAAGTCGGTTTGTACTCATTCGACTTGGTAGGCTTCAAACCTGCCTTACTTAGTCGTTTTAGAATGGTGTTCGGAGATAGTCCCGTTTTTAACGCTAGTTTTTTTGCTGTTGTATTAACCATAAACTGACAACGCCTTAATAGTTTTGTTTTGCTCTCTAATTCTTACTTCATCGCAAAAAGTAGAGGGCGGTTCGATGTAAATGGGTTTATCGAGTGGTTTTAGTTTTCTTTCATTCATGCGTGCTGACGCTTCTTTTCTCCCAAGTTGGTCAGAATTAACTGGAAACAAAATACCTTCAAAATCTTCTTCTTTATAAAAAGTTGGTCGCTTTGTCGGGCAAGCTGGTTTTAGTTTTTTTGTGTTCACTCGTGATTTCAGCGTGATGTACTTCAATCCGTGTCGTGCCGCCATCTGTTGAATTGTGACTAACATTTTTCTTTTTCTCTCTCCATCGTCTTGTCGATTCTCGTTTTAATGCGCGATTATGTTCCAAGTCTTTTTGCCACTTATCACGCTGTCGCTGTCGTTCTTTTTCGATGTTTTCCGCGTACTTCGCTCGACGCTTTGCACAAAGTCGCTCTTTATTTTTCGCGTAGTAATTTGCGTCATAACGCTTTGGGCGTGTGGCTCGATATTCCCGCGCTTTCATTAAAATGTAGTCGCGGTGTTTCAAGTAAGTCTTTCGCTGTCGTTCTTTTTTCAGCTCTGGTGTAGTAAGTCTTTCGGGTTTTAGGTCGCCATTAATAAAAACCACACCTCTTTCACTTAAAAAACCTTCGCCAATCCTTCGGCGCGGTTTATCCATGCTCATCAATCGCTGTGCGTAATGTAGAACAGACATAATCACCAGAAAACTGATAAGCTCTCAACTTTCCCGCAATCAATACAAACGCGGCATTTTTTTGATTGATAGTTCACCCAGTTTGGATGCTTGCAACAGTTTCGCGTTAAAAATTGACAAAACAGGGCAATAACAGCAACTAAAACGGCTAAGTAGTAAAATAATGTCATCATCGGTTTCTTTCTCGGTATTTAGGCACGTCTTTGTCGTTGTATTTCGATTTGTACGCGCTAATGAATGATTCAACTGGAATGCCGCGAGCTAATTCACTGCAACGCGGCGTGTGTAATTTATGGGTTCGATTCTGTTTGCAAATTGGACACTTCAATTTTTTGATTCCATCGTTCAAATAAAATATCAACGCCGTTTGACGCATAGGGATTTTTTGCTAAAGCAGACAGAAATCGCTTTATTTTTCCCTTATGGTTTTCACGCGCTCGGTGTTTAAGTTCACGCTGAATTGTCGAGCCGTGAAGCAAACGGGAAATGTCTGCTTCACGGATAATGTCGGCGGTTTTCATCTTGTCATCATGTGACATGACAAACACCAACCTCGACAACTCAAGCGATTTCATTAGTACATGGTTGGCTTGTTGTTTGTTCATAACGTTTATCAATTTCAATTGCCATTTCATTAAGCGTTTTGATTGTGCTTTCAATACAGCACAACCATTCACTGACGCTTTGCGGTGATAAATCCTCAAAACCTACGCGCTTGATTTGTGCAAACATCGTGCGTTGAGCGCGTTGGTAGTGACTTATTGCTTGTGAGTGGCGAATCTGTTTGTTGACCATCGAGTTAAGCGTTGGGTTGATTGCCATAAAAACCTCAGTACAGTTGTTTGATATTGCGCCAATGTTGTTTTTTCAACTTCAACGCTAATTTCCGATACGCTTTCTTTGTTTTATGTTGCATAAATCACCTCTTTCGTTTGCTTAACCAATTCTAAAAATACGTTACGTCTTTCGCGCAACCGTTCTATTTCGTCGCTGTAATCGTCACGGTGCAAACGGTGGACAATCAGTTGTTTTTCCTCGGGGAAATCCGCGCAATAACTCACAAAATCCACCCATTCACGACCCGTGCAATCAAGATGACCAATTAACTGCCATTTGTAAGACGGGTCAAAATCGCCACGTCTTAGCGTTTCAAAGTGGGTTGTCGCAATAACGCTTTTAATTTCGATAATGCCGTCATCACCAACAAGACCATCAGGTGAATCACCATACAAGCCACAATCGAAAAAACCGCCATTGCTGACATCACAAAAATAAGTAGATTCATAGAGTTCTCGCGCAATTGGCTCTTGTTCGTGTCCACGCTCTGTGTGTGCATTGCTAAAACTTACGCCTGATTTTTTGCCCGTGATTTGTTCAAGTGCCAGTTGGATTGCGTATTTCTTAGCGGGTTCGCCGAATGATTTACCCTCATTTGCCATAATCGTTTGGAAGTTTGACGCGGTGCATTTACCTAGTCGCAAATCAAACCATTCGGGCGAGTTTTGTTCTACGTTATGAAATTTCATGGCGCAACGTCCTCGACTTGGCATTCTAGTTTTAATCGCTCTGCGTTTTCTGCTGACATATCGCATTTTTCAAGCACTTTGTTTAAGTTGCCGTCGCGCTTGTATGCCAGTTTTGCGTTCTCCCATAACTTTGCGTTTTGGGGTGTAACTTCTTTTTTGATGGTCGCTAAAATTGATGTTTCGCCGAAATAGTTGATTGTGTCGCGGCGGTTTAAATCACTTCCAAAAAGTGTCCCTAAATGGTCTGCGGCATCTTTTACAGCAACCGTTTTGGCAAGTGGATATGCCATTGAAAGTGCGCCGTTATTGATTGCGCTAAAGTCTGTTGCACTTGCGCCTTTTTTGGTTTGAATTTGCGACGCTCCAATTCCGTCGTGAAATTCCCATGTTTGGGTAATCGGGTGGAAATAGTGCAATCTTATCGTGACGTATACAGAATTGAACGATTCGCCTTGCCCTGTGATTTCAATTCGGAACTGCTTGAAAATCATTTTTAGCAAGTATTCCACGCGGTCTATGGGGAGATATTTATATCCCGAAATATAAGGATGAACCTTTACCCAAGACGGGTCAGGCTGGCAATTCATTAGCATTTGGAACTTTTCAAGCTCTTGCGTTTGCTTGATGTTTTCGCTGTATAAATCAGCGATTGTAGGAAGTGTCATTGTCTTTACTCTAAAAATGGTTAAAAAGTTGCACGGTCACAGTCCGCGGTAGACCTTCTGACAGAAGCAAAGGAGAGTAGCCGCTAATCCTGCCCGTGCTGCGTGCGGTTTTTCAATGCGTCCCACTCACACGCTTGGAACATCCAGTAATTCGGTCAACTCGATTAACTTGGCGACCAGTAAATTTTTCTTCGCAATGCAAACTTCGATTTCAGCGTTGATAATTTCGCGTTCTAGCTCTAATTGTTCGCGTTGCTTTTTAGTTAATGGGTTTCGTAGTGCGTTCATGGGTTCGCCTTCATTGCAAAAAAGAGTTTTCCAAGGAGCTCAACACGTTTTTCGTCGCGCTCTTCTTGTTTTGATTCGCTTTTGAATCCTGCGAAAATTGCTACTACCCCGACAACAATGCTCGCAATAAGTAGCGAGTAAAAATTTAATATCGTCATAATCTTTCACCTAAAAAAGATGCCCCGTGTGTTCGGGGCGAGTGGTTTGGCTAGGAGTGCCAATGAGGTTTATTTAGTAAGCGGCTTCGTGTTTCGCCCAATCATCGTAGAAGTCCCAGTAGTATTCACTGGTGAAAGCATCTACAAATTGTTCGTAGAATTTTTGGAAACCGTCTTTGATAGTTTGGAAGTTGATTTCCTCGGGTAGGTTTTCGAGGAGTTCTTCTTCTGCGGCGACGATGCACATTTCCAAAACGATTGTGTTTTCGCTGTCTACATCGCCAAAACGGTCATTGTAGGCATCGACGTAACCTTGTGAGTATTCGTAAAGATAAGCCATGTTAGTTACTCCCTTTTTTAATTTTTTGAATCGCCGCTAAGTGCAAACCTGTTGTCATACCTAGCTGTGGTGCAATGCGTTTTAGTGTTGCTTGTTTTGATTTTGGCGTGTTGTAACCGTGCATCGCGTTAGAACAAAACACGATTGCATCTATTAGTTGTTGTGGCATAATTCACCTCGTTTTTGTTTTTTATAATTAGCCCGTTCACAGCGGGCTTTTTTGTGTTCGCTTGAAAATTCCAAGCGGTTGTAGCCAATCTTCCTAAACATCCAAATACATACGAATCTCCATTCGTTTTGTGTCTACTTCTAATGCCGACACCAGCATCTTTTGATTGGCTACACCGCTTACAACTTGTAAGCTCTCAAAAGTCACGTTTGGCTAGTTATGCCTTGTTCCGCTTTTGAGTGATTCGATTGTTAAAGAGCTTTGTGATGCACCGAAACCCGTTGTTGTTTCGATGGTTAAAATATAGCATTTGCTTAAATACCTGTCAACAGCATTTGCTTAATTTTTTAAGCAAAAAAATTCCCTGCCCAAAATTTCAGACAATAAAAAACCCGCAGTTGCGCGGGTTGTTGTGTTGATTTGTGGCTTTTATTGTCTAAATATCGAACCGTAAGTGATTACGTTATTTTGTGACATAAAGAACTGACCAATCTTTAGTGATTTGTCTAAAACGAAGTGAGCAGTTGACCCGTCGTCAAAATCTATTTCGCCAACGCAATACTGACCAAGTGTGTATACTCCTTTCAAGCTAGTAAAACCCGCATTTCCTCCGCATCCTTGCATTGCGGTTGCAACGGCAACGCCATTTTTAAATAGCACCATACCTACTGCGGCACAGGTTGATTGTGAGCCGCCACTCATTACGCCAAATCCATATTCACCTTTCAGCGATTTTGTATTGCAAGCCGCATTTGCAGAAATACAGAAAAACAGAATCATTACAGCAAAGATTAGCTTTTTCATTTTGTTTCCTCCCTTATGCGTGAGCATGGCTGTTATATCTATTGCTTAATTCCAAGAACACCTTTTGATTGCTTCTTTTTAATTCCTTTGCGGCATCAATGATTACCTTCCTTTGATTGGATGCTAAATCCCGCAATAAATTGATATATCCCAACTCCTCTGGTGTAACTTCAATCGCCTCAACAGGGCTTTTTAATTCGCTATCGTTTAACGATGTTTGAATGCTATCAACATCAAGCGAAAGATGCGACATTCTTAATTTTTCTTCAAATTTACGCGCAACTTTCTCGCCAATACCACGTTTTCCATGTAGCAACTGGTTGATATATCCAGTTGATTCTCCAAGAACGTCAGAAAATTCTCTTTGTGTTTTATAAGTAGCGGCTATTTTTTTGAAATTTTCTAATCTGATTTCAGTAATTGTTTTCATAGCATAACGCTCCGTTTTTAGTTTCTTATAGCATTATTCTATAGCATTTGCTATACAAATATACACGCGATAGCTGTTGCTTAAAAGTTAAGCGTTTGCTATATTATGGTCAGCAAATAAAAAAGGGGTTAAAAAATGAGCTTTAAAAGTTATTACGATGATTTATCAGCAGGACAAAAGAAGGAACTTTCAGAAAAAATGAAAGTAACACTTGGCTTTTTGTCACAGCTTGCAACAGGACATAGAAAGGCTGGCGTTCATGTTATTGCAAAAATAGAAAAAGCCACAAACGGCGCATTAACACGGGCTGAGATTCGCCCAGACATTTTCGGAGTGTAACGTGAAAGGACTTACACAAATTTTAGGCACAAAAAAACCAGCGGTCAGGCTGGTTCATTGCGCTGTTTTTTCAAACAACTGATTAGTTAGGTAAATAATATGCTACAACTCAGAGAATATCAAGGTGATTTAGGCGCAATTGGCGGTTTGGTTTCGTCGATTCGTAACGGTCACAAACAAATTCTGCTCCAAGCAAGCACTGGAGCAGGTAAAACCATCATTGCATCGTCAATGATTCAGCGTGCAGTAAATAAAGGTAATAAATGCCTGTTTGTTGCTCACCGAAAAGAAATCATCACTCAAACCAGCGAAAAACTACACGGGTTTGGTATCGAGCATGGTGTCATTATGGCAGGACATAACGGTTATGCGCCTTCACTACCTGTCCAACTTGCATCCATTCAAACGCTGTCTAATCGACACAAACCTCACGCGGATTTAGTCATCATAGACGAAACCCATTTAGCGTGCAGTGCGTCATTTCAAAAAATCATCGAGCATTATTCGGGTAGCATCATCATCGGATTAACTGCCACGCCAACTCGTTTAGATGGTCGTGGATTGGGTGAAATCTACACTGACATGGTGCAGGTCGTATCAATGCGCCGTTTGATTGATGACGGTCATTTAGTTCAACCGCGAGTTTTTGCACCATTCACGCCCGATTTAGGCAAATTCAAAACCGTTCGAGGCGATTATGACGCAACTCAAATCTCTGAGGAAATGGATAAAGCGTCAATTACTGGTGACATTGTTAAGCATTGGCAAACACACGCCTTTGAACGTAAAACCATTTGCTTTGCGTCTAGCATTGCACATTCTCAACACATAGTTGACGAATTTAACGCCGCTGGCATTTCTGCAAAACATTTAGACGGCACAACGAATGCCGCATTGCGTGACAAAACATTGCAAGAATGGCGCGAGGGTAAATTTCATGTGCTTTCAAACATGGGATTATTCATTGAAGGCTTAGACGTTCCAGAAGTGTCATGCTGTATTTTGGCAAGACCTACGCAATCGGTGACGATTTATTTGCAAGCTGTTGGTCGTGCAATGCGTCCAGCGAAAGGGAAAACAAATTGCATTATTCTCGACCATGCTGGGCTAACTCATTCGCATGGTTTAGTGGATGAGGAACGTGAATGGTCGCTCGAAGGCAAAAAGAAAAAGTCACGCAAAGGCGAACAAGAAAAAGCACCATCTGTAACAGTATGTGACAGTTGTTTTTGTGCGTATTCGCGTGTTTTATCGCCTGATGCCTGTCCAGAGTGCGGCAAAGTTACTGAGCGCAAAGGTCGTGAAATCGAAATCAATGCGGACGAAAACTTGATTGAGCTTACACCAGAAATGATGCAAGCCATTAAGCAACGCAAAAAAGATGAGTTGAAATCGGCTAGAACAAAAGACGAACTCATCACGCTTGGAAAATCACGCGGCTACAACTTCCCGCACGCTTGGGCTGACAGAATCTTAGGGCAACGTCACGAATGGGCGGCTAAACGTGGGGGCATGGTTCATGGCTAAGATTTTAGAGTTACCACCAAGAAAATTTTTAATGGAGTGTTTTGATTATGATGCTATAAACGGCGTTTTAATATGGAAGGATAGACCGCGAAATCACTTCTCTAGTGATGCGTCACACAAAGCCTTTTTAACTAGATGCTCAGGTAAAGAAGCTGGAAATATACAAAAAGACGGCATTTATGTTCGCCTTGTTTTTAATGGTAATCATTTAAAACTACTTGCTCATCGCATAGCGTATGTGATTTCTGGCGGAAAAGCTGACACACCAATTATGTTTATAAATAAAAACAATAAAGATATTAGGCTGTGTAACTTAATGCCAGTTTCAAGACAGGATTTAACGCAAAAACGCGGATTAAACTCAAATAACAAAACAGGATTTAGGTCGGTGATTCTTCTCCCAAATGGAATGTATCAAGGTTCTTTTGTATCGGGTGGTGTCAAGTACAGAACGCCGACTTTTAAAACCGCTGAAGAAGCCAATCAATCAAGAATCGAGCTTTTTCACGATGTTTCTGGGGAGATGGCAGTTTATGGCTAATGAATCAACGGCAAAGATGACCAATGGAAAAGTATCTGTTTTTACTGTCGGAGACCTTTGCTTCACAGAAGGATTGGGTTATGGCGTTTCGATGTCAATTGAAAATGCTGAAAGACTAGCAAGTGATTTGATGAATCTTGTTTTTGATGCCACTGAAAACGTAAATGACTATATCGACTTTGAAAAGGTTGATTCTGAAAAATGGGAAAAGATAAAGAAAAAACTATTATCTAGTATTGGATTTAATCATTTCTACAGAACACTAATTGATTCGATGACGGTTGGTTGGTGCGAACACCACCAGAATTTAATTTTAACTTGTGACAACAAGAAAATAAGCTGGGAGCTTAAAAACAATAAAGATTTATGCGAAGGATTTATTGATTTGTTATACGCAAACGGCGAGGAGTTCGACTTAGTTTATATCTCAATTTCTCACGAATACGGGGAGTTTTCACGATGAGAGAACAAGTAATTCAAAACGAAATCCGTTTAGCAATCAGCTCACCAACCGTAAAAATGTTTCGCAATAACGTTGGCAGTTTAAAAGATGAAAACGGACAGCGCGTCACATTTGGGCTTTGCAATGGTTCAAGTGATTTAATCGGATTCACATCAAAAACCATCACGGCTGACGATATTGGAAAAACTGTTGCGGTATTCACTGCCATTGAAATTAAAACACCGAAAGGCAAAATCAGCGAATCGCAACAAGCGTTCATTGATATGGTTAAATCAAAAGGCGGATTGGCTGGCGTAGCGCGTTCAATTGAAGATGCACAGGAGATGTTGAAATGAGCCCAACTAGACTAAAAAAACCTGCATACAGCAAAGATTTTCAAAGTTACCAACTTGCTGATGATTTCGGATTGTGCCACCTGTACTGCGGCTCAGATTCATGGTCAGCGAAAAAAACCATTAGTCCCTCGGGTTGCATCTTGCCGCCAAATGAAAACCCTGCTGATTACGATTGGACATTTATGGCAAATCAAACTGTGATTGCAAATGTGTTGGGATACATCGACCTAGAATACCGTGAACGCACGGCATTTTATATTTTACGCGCTGGCGCAAAGCAAGTGCTTTTCATCCTCCCAAAAGAACAGCAAGAATTTCAAATTGGGGCTTTAATTGCAACTCAAATGGTGTCAGCACATGAACGTTACACACAATAAAAATATGATGTATAATAGCTCCGTGGCTAGATTTAGCGGTCGAAAAACACTCACCAGAAAAGTGTCTGCCACGATCCCTTTATTTTCTGGCTGTCTATCTGGGGACAAAAAATGCAACACACCAAAAAAGGTGCAATCATGGAAATCGTGATGACAGCACCCAAAAAACTATCCGCACTACAAGAAAAATTCGATTCAGAAGTTAAAGCGCGTGCAACGCAACTATCCGACGACCCGTCTTATCTACAAGAACATTTCGTTATGATTCACGGCACAAATTGCGCGTGGGACAAATCAACCAACACAATGATTAAATGCGGCAACATGGAACTATCGTTCCCAGTGTCGTACAAGATTTGGAAATCAAACCCAGGTCGTGAAATCGTACCAATGGACGATTTGGTATTCGCACCGCAAGGCTGTAAGAAAGGTCAAATCAATATGTTCAAAGGCTTGCCAATGCGTGCAACAAATGGCAGTGGCTGGAAAGCATGGCATTTACATTTGTTGAAACTTTGCGGAAACGATAATGCGGCGGCGAAATGGATTACTTGTTGGTTTGCGTATCAACTTCAAAACCTTGGTTCTAAAATGCGCTCGTCGGTTGTGATTCACGGTGACGAAGGAACAGGTAAAAACATTCTTGTTGATGCCATTCAACACATTTTCGGAATTTACGGCATTCAAATTGGTCAATCTCAAATCGAATCGCAGTTCAACGGTTGGGCATCATGCAAATTATTCATTGTTGCAAACGAAGTGATTAGTCGTCGTGAACGTCGTCATATCAAAGGAAAACTACAACAGTTAATCACCGAGCCTTTTGTTTCTATCAATCAAAAGTCGATGCCTGAGCGCATTGAAGCGAATTTTGCTAATTTTGTTTTTCTATCCAATGAAGACGTGCCGATTGATACCAATAAAGACGACCGTCGATTCATGGTTATCAAAACCCAAAAAACCGATGACATGGATGTGGATTATTTCACGGAATTGAAATCTAGTATTGTTGAATCGGATTTGTTAGGTTATTTGTTAAATTATGATTGCGGTGATTTCAACGAACACACCAAACCACTTTTGACTGACGCGAAAAAAGATATTATCGACGCGAATTTAACGACTGAGCAGAATTTCATTAAGCAGTGGTTAGCTGGCGAAGCTGGTTTCCCAGTTCAAGCAGTCGGTGCATCGTCATTATATTGGGCTTATCAATGCTGGTGTGCTGAAAACGGCGAACGCTTCCCAAGTAGCTCGACAACGTTCGGACGTGCAATAGCCTCAGAGAAGAAAATCATCAAAAGTTACTGTTCAATAAAGTTTACAACTAAAAAAGTAACTGCCTATTTTGTTGGTGCTGATACCGTAAGCACTACGCTAGAACAAGAGTTTTTAAATCAATTCGACATTCTTGTCGATGATAAAAAACGCAAGTATCACTTATAAATCAATGAATTGTGACAGTTGTCACAGTTAAAACACAACTATCACAAAAATAATTCTTTATGAATTAAGGACTTGTGATAGTTGTGATAGTTGTGACAGTTTTTTTTAAGTTCATTTCAAATTACAAACAAACCTGTTTTTTAATAATAACTATCACAACTATCACAAGAGAATGATTTATAAAGAAAAAACACTCACAAAAACTATCACAAAACTATCACAAAACTATCACAACTAGGGCAAATAAATGACTTTAACAACAAAACAGCGCGTTTTTTGCGAGTTGTATGCGGCAAATGGCGGCAATGGAACAAAGGCGGCAATTGGGGCAGGTTATAGCGAAGATACAGCGCAACAAATGGCAAGCGAGAACCTTTCAAAACCTTTGATTATCGAGTATTTGAAGTCGCTAACCAATGCACAAGACGATGAACGCATCGCAACTGCGATTGACAGGCAACGATTTTGGACGAGCGTCATGTTAGATAAGAACGAAAAAATGGACTATCGGATTAAAACAAGTGAAATTTTAGGCAAGGCGCAAGGCGATTTCATTAACCGAATTGAATCAGTTGTCACGCTCGAAAATCTTAGTGATGAAGAACTCGATTCAAAAATTAACGCTTTTTTAGAGAAACGCTAACAAATTGCTTCGATTTTGTTATTATCAAAAAAAACTAACGTCGAGATGATGTCAAGAAAATGGAATTACTAAATCTATTTCAGCAGTTCGGACTAAGCGGTGCGGTCATTGGCGCATTGTTCTACCAAAATTACGCACTCATAAAAGAATTACGCGCATTAAATGACGCAACAGACAAACGTATCGACGAACAAGCAACGCGCCACAATCTTGAGCGTGAGAAATGGCTCGAAAGTGTTAATCGCATGACGCTCGCAGTAGAAAGATTATTCGAGAAACCTTGCCAGACTGTTGGTCGTTTTCGCGTTGGTGAATCGGTCGCAGAAAGAAGAAAGCCATGAAATTATCTGAAAATTTTGATTCAAAAGAATTTCAATGCAAATGCTGTGGTGGATTACCCGAACACGGCATGAATCCGCATTTAATTGAATTACTGCAAGCAATCCGCGAAAAGCTCGGCAAATCAATCACCATCACTAGCGGCTATCGTTGCCAAAAACATAACGCAAAAGTTGATGGCGCGAAACACAGTCAGCACGTTTTAGGTAATGCGGCTGATATTCAAGTTGCAGGGATGTCAGCAAATGACGTTCACGACTATTTGGCTTCACACTTTGGCGTTAGATGTAAGGGATTAGGTAAATATCCTAACTTTACACACATTGATGTTAGAGCTGGAAATACAGCACGCTGGGAAGCATGAACAAGCGCGAAATCTTAGCATTGCTTGAAGAACGTGAATTGCGTAAGTCAAGACGTAAGATTTTGACGTATTTCCCAGACACGGGCGAACTAAGACGCGAACTTTACACTAAACACACGTCATTCTTTGAAGCTGGCGCGACGTATCGTCAACGCTTAATGCTCGCGGCAAACCGCGTAGGAAAAACGGAATCCGTTGGTTGTTATGAACTCACATTGCATCTAACAGGTAATTACCCCGATTGGTGGATTGGTCGTCGTTTTGACCATCCGATTAAGGCGTGGGCGGCTGGTGATACTGGCAAAACAGCGCGTGATATTTTGCAACAGAAGTTGTTAGGCAATACAGGAAACTACGGCACTGGCTTAATCCCGCATGATAACTTGATTGATACCAAGGCAAAGTCTGGTATTGCTGACGCGGTTGAGATTATTCTAGTCAAGCACGTTAGCGGTGGCACATCGACGCTAAACCTTAAGTCCTACGACCAACGCCGTGAAGCGTTCCAAGGAAGTGAACAAGATGTCATTTTATTGGACGAAGAACCACCGTTAGACATTTACACGGAATGCTTGCTTAGAACGATGACCAACAACGGAATGTTGATGCTGACATTTACGCCGTTGATGGGGATTTCAGAAGTGGTTTTAGCATTCTTGCCAAACGGTCAACTCGCCGAACAAAATGACGGCAACAAGTTCGTGGTCATGGCAACATGGGACGACGTGCCGCATTTAAGTGACGCAGTAAAAGCTGAACTACTGGAATCTATCCCGCCATTTCAACGTGATGCACGCTCAAAAGGTGTGCCGCAATTAGGAGCTGGTGCAATTTATCCTGTGCCAGAAAGTGATATTGTTGTGGATGACTTCCCTATTCCTGAGCATTGGGCGAAAGTCTACGGCATGGACGTTGGCTGGAATCGCACGGCGGTAGTATGGGGAGCAGTTGACCGTGACACTGACACGGTTTACTTGTTTAGTGAGCATTATCGTGGACAAGCCGAACCCGTTATCCACGCAGATTCAATTAAATCACGCGGCGAATGGATAAACGGCGTTATCGACCCAGCGTCACGCGGTCGTAGTCAAGTTGATGGAATGCAGTTGTTTGAGCAGTACGTTCAACACGGCTTGTCTTTACAACCTGCCGTGAATGCGCGTGAAGCAGGTTTGTATGCAGTTTGGCAACGGTTATCTGCTGGCAAGTTAAAAGTCTTTAAGTCGATGTCGAATTGGTTAAGTGAGTTTCGTTTATATCGACGCGACGAAAAAGGAAATATCGTGAAAGAGAACGACCATATCATGGACGCAACACGCTATTTAATTATGTCGGGCGTTGATATAGCGACAACCGAACCAAAGAAAAGAACAACTGATTACTCTCCACACGCAGGTGGATGGATGGGTTAATCTGTACACACACTGCACGGTGCGTGGACAAAAAATTACTGTCGTGATGACAGCAAACTCCGTTACGGATTTATGCAATGGCAAATATCGCAATTAAAGAAAACGAAAGTGAAAACGAAGACGAAGATATTCTCGAAGATGCCAAAGAACTCTTTGAGCGTGCCGCAGAAGTTGAAGCTGACAATCGCAAAGCAGGACTTGAAGATAAACGGTTTGCGCGTCTTGGCGAGCAATGGGACGATTCAGTTAAACGTCAGCGTGAAATCGACGGTAGACCTTGCTTAACAATCAATAAACTTCCCGCTTACATTCGTCAAGTGGTGAATGATTCGCGTCAAAACAAACCCGCTATCAAATGTCATCCTGTTGATTCTGAATCTGACACGGACACGGCTGAGATTCTCAACGGGTTAATTCGCAACATCGAATACACATCAAACGCCGACATTGCTTACGATACAGCTTTAGAAGATGCTGTGACGATGGGCTTTGGTTATTGGCGCGTGAACATCGAACACGCACACGATGACACGTTTGATATGGATTTGTGCATCGAGCGTGTAGCTAATCCATTTTCTATTTATGCTGACCCCGACAGCGATTGCGCTGATTCAAGCGATTGGAATTGCGCGTTTGTGACTGAATTAGTCACTAAAGACGAATTTGAACGTCGATGGAAAGATAAAGAACAAACTAATTGGGATTCATACGAGCATCTATCTGAGCCTTGGATTGATAGTGAAAAAATCCTTGTCTGTGAATACTGGGAACGCAAACCCAGCAATAAAACCATCGTTCAATTATCGGATGGCACAGTTTTAGATGAAGACGCATACAAAGAACATCAAGAAATCTACGACGTTTTAGGTATCACTGTTACCAACACACGCGAAGTCGAATCACACAAAGTTATGCAACACATTTTGACAGGCGCAGAAGTGCTTGAATCAAAAGAATGGTCAGGTCGTTACATCCCGATTATTCCCGTGTACGGCGATGAAGTGAACATCGAGGGCAAGCGTTATTTTCGTTCATTGATTCGTGATGCAAAAGACAGTCAAAGACAATTCAATTTTTGGCGTACCAATGCCACAGAAATGATGGCACTCGCACCTCGCACGCCATTTATCGGCAAAAAGGGCGCGTTTAATTCTGACATTGAAAAATGGAATACGGCTAACGTTAAGAATCATCCGTTTATTGAATATGACGGCATCGAGCCGCCAATGCGTCAACCGTTCCCGCAACCACCTGTCGGGATGATTCAAGAGGCTATGAACGCGGCGGACGATATTAAATCAATTATCGGCATTTTTGATGCTGGCATGGGAGCGCAAGGTAACGAAACAAGCGGCAAAGCGATTCTAGCGCGTCAACGTGAAAGTGACACATCAACGTTCCATTTCATTGACAACTTATCGCGTGCCATTCGTCACACAGGCAGAATCTTAGTTGATCTAATCCCTAGCGTGTACAACGGACAACGTATCGTGCGAATTTTGGGCGAAGATAAAAAACCAACAAACGTACCACTCGGCACGCCAACTGTCACACCGAAAGGCGTTGAAAAAATCTTTGATTTAACCGTTGGCAAGTATGACGTAACCGTTGAAACAGGCGCGTCATTTAGCACTAAACGCGAAGAAGCGGCAAATCAAATGCTCGAACTAATCCGCGTTATGCCACAAGCGGCTGGGCTGATTAGTGATTTACTCGTTAAAAACCTTGATTGGAATGGCTCAGAAGAAATATCAGAACGTTTAGCGATGATGTTACCGCCAGAAATTAAGGGGCAAAACCCAAAAATGCAAGCGATGCAACAACAGCACCAACAACAAATGCAGATGTTACAGGCGCAATTGTCGCAAGCAAGCCAACAGCTACAAGCGTTACAGCTTGACCACATGATTGATGCTGAAAAGCTAAAAATCGACGGCTTCAAGGCTGAAACCGACCGATTAAAAATCATGCAACCTGTTATGCCGCCCGACCAACTGCAAGCGTTGGTGTTGCAAACAGTTCAGCAAGTTTTAAGCAGTCCCGATGTTTTGGGTAATCAACCGATTGTCCCAGCGATACAACCGTATCAACCACCGCCACCTGTGAACATGAATCCACCAGTGCGGTAAATTTTTTAACCCGTCGTGATGACGGCAACTTTTCCCTTAGAGGATTTACAAAATGGAAGAAAACGACCAAGTCGAAGGCATCGAGCCAGAAGCAGTCGAAGAAGACGACGACACACAAATTGAATCAGAATTGGATTCGGACGACGAACAACCTGAGGACGATTCAGAACCCGAAGAAGACGATGAGGAAGAACTCGAACACGACGGGCAGAAGTACAAAGTCCCAAAGGCATTAAAACCGCTTTTGATGATGCAAGCCGACTATACGCAAAAAACGCAATCGTTAGCTGAACAACGCAAATCTTTTGAAGCAGAACAAGCTCAAACACAACAAGCGATTCAGCAAAACATTCGTGACGTGGCGAAAGTCGTTGCAATAGATGAACGCCTACAGCAATTCCAGCAAGTGAACTGGCAAGCGTTGTCGAATGAAGACCCATTGCAAGCGCAACAACTTTATTTTGAGTTCCAAAACTTAAAAGAAACACGCGGACAGGCATTACAGCAAATCCAGCAAAACGATGCACGCCAACAAGCCGAAGCGCAACAACGCATAGCGAATGCGGCGGCAGAAGGTAATGCAGTTTTAGCGAAAGAATTACCAGGCTGGGGGCAAGAAATGGCAACAAACATTTTGTCATTTGCCCACAAAGAGCTGGGTTATGCAATTGAAGATTTGCAAGGCATTACCGACCCACGAATTGTAAAGACATTGCACGCGGCAATGATTGGTCATCAAGTGTTAAACAAAAAAGCAGTACCAGCTAAAAAACCGACAACACCAGCAACACCTGTGAAAACAGTCGGTAAATCTGCACCAGCAACCAAGAATCCCGAAAGAATGACAACGGATGAATGGATGAAAAGCAGAAACCAGCAGTTACGAAAAAAACAACGTTAAACAACTTTCTCGCCGTGATGGCGACAGGATATTAAAATGGCAAATACAGTCTTAACCAGTAGCATTATTACTAAAGAAGCTTTGCGTGTGTTGCATAGTAAGCTCACGTTTATTGGTAATGTGAACAGAACTTATGACAGTTCATTCGCAAAAACAGGCGCGAAAATCGGTGATACGTTAAAAATCCGTTTACCTAACCAATACACGGTTCGCACGGGAAAAACGTTAAGCACGCAAGACACGACCGAAACAAACACCACATTGCAAGTTGCAACGCAAAAAGGTGTAGACGTGAATTTCTCAAGTGCTGAATTAACGATGTCACTTGATGATTTCTCAAAACGTATTCTTGACCCTGCAATGTCAGTCTTGGCGGCTAACATTGAAGCGGATGCTTTGAATATGTACAAAGACGTTTACAACTTAGTTGGTACGGCTGGTACAGTTCCAACAGGTACGGACGCACTCAAAACGTACTTACAAGCACGTCAAAAGTTAAACGAAAATTTAACGCCAATGGACAACAACAGAACTATGCACTTGTTGCCTATTTCGACGGTTGAAATTGTGAACTCGTTAAAAGGTTTGTTCCAAGATTCAAAAGCAATCACCGAACAATACCGCGAAGGCGAAATGGGCAGAACGGCTGGCTTTGACTGGTACGAAAACACATTATTGCCAACTCATACAGTCGGTAACAAAGTAGCATCATTAACCGTTTCGGGCGCGTCACAAGTTGGTGCATCGTTGCTTATCGGCGGCACAGCGAACAACGATACATTCAAGCAAGGTACAGTATTCACTATTGCTGGTGTGTATCAAGTTCATCCAGAAAGCAAAGCGGTAATGGCATCATTGCAACAGTTTGTTGTCACGGCTGACGTAACGGCAACCACTACAACTGCAACTTTGGCAATTAGTCCGCCAATCGTAACATCAGGTGCAACACAAAACGTAAGTGCATCACCTGCTAACAGCGCGGCGATTACAGTCGTTGGTTCAGCTTCAACGGGCTACGGTCAAAACTTAGCATTCCATAAAGATGCGTTCAGCTTTGCAACGGCTGACTTAATTTTGCCACAAGGTGTTGATTTCGCTCGCCGTGAAGTTTACGACGGGATTTCAATGCGTATTGTTCGTGCGTATGACATCAACAACGACAACTTGCCTTGCCGTATTGATGTTCTTTATGGCTACAAAACAATTCGTCCGCAACTTGCGTGCCGTGTGACTAACTAAGTCAATTTGGGCGTGGTTTCGGTCACGCCCTTTTTTGGAGTAAAAGATGGCAATAACAAATTACTCAACACTTCAATCGGCAATAGCGAATTGGTTGCATCGTAGCGACTTAACTGCAACGATTCCCGATTTTGTTCGCCTTGCTGAATCACGAATTAACCGTGTCCTTTCAGCAAGAGGAACAGAAGTCGAAGCGGTATTAACTGCCACTCCGTCGAGCGCGTTTGTTGATTTACCTGCCGATTTTGGCACGCCGATTGTATTGTGGCTTGAATCCTTTACGCCACGACAAGAATTGATATTAAAGCAAGCAAGCGAATTGGATTACTCACCAATCGAATCCTATCCGAACTTTTGGGCGATTAAATCAAATCAAATTCAGTTCGATAGAATTGCGGGGGACAGTTATCCATTGCGCTTACGCTATGTTCAAAACCTAGACATTTCAACAACCGACACCAACTACCTTTTGACCAGTTATCCAGACATTTACTTATTTGGCGCATTGGTTGAGGCGGCTGTGTTTATTCGTGATATGGAACAGATGCAGGTATGGCAACAAAAGTTTGATGCGGCAATGGTTGAAGCACAAAGCAGTGAAAACACGGCGAAAAACTCATTATTAACATCTGAAAACGTGACGAATTCGCGTTTTAGTATTATCGCGGGGTAGAAATGGCACTCGAAACAGGTACTTATATCAGCGATTTGGTTGCGACAAATCCAACATCTGCGGATGCAAAATCGCAAGGCGACGACCATTTACGACTGATTAAGTCAGTAATCAAAAATACATTTACAGCGATTACAGGCGCGGTTACGGTAACGCATACAGCATTAAATTATGTTGCAAATGTTACAAGCGACATTCAAACGCAACTAAACTCCAAGGCATCGACATTGGGTCAGGTATGGGCTGGAATTCACGATTTCACCAGTGCAACAATCAACGTCGCTACGCAAACAGTTGGTGATGCGACAAATAAAGCGGCTTCAACGGAGTTTGTAATGAGTACAGCATTTTCAGCGGCACTACCCGCGCAAACTGGCAATGCAGGTAAGTTTGTAACAACGAACGGCACTAACGCAATCTGGGGAACGCCACCCGTCACATCAAATTTAAAACTTTATTACTTGCGAGGTTAATAAATGGCAATTTTCAACAATTCTGCCGATTTAGCGGCGACAACAAACACAACTTTACGAACAATCACGACAGGAAAAGAGGCAACCTTTTCTGTTAGTTTTGCGAATCGTACTGCATCTGCAATCAATATCCGATTAGCTCATGCGACAACAACCACAACGCCTTCAAATGCAGAATGGCGATTATATGACTATTCGTTAGCGGCGAACTCAGCGTTAGAGCTTACTGGATTGCTCGCAGCTGCCACTAAAAACATTGTTGCTTATGCGAGCGCAACGGGTATTAGCGTTAATGTTTATGGGTTCGAGGAGTAGTTTATGGGGCAGAATTTAACAGCTCAAACAGGAATCAAGTCCATTCAGCGAGGGGTTATCAGTGGTTCGTCAAATTCAACATTTACAGCGACAATTTCATCTGTAAATACAAGTAAAACAGAGTTGCGATTTTTAGGCGTGACATCAAATATGAGCGGGGCTTACGCGAGAATTGAACTAACAAATTCAACAACAATCACCGCAACTATATTCACTGGAAGTACAGCGGTGGTAAATTGGGAACTAACGGAGTTTTATTAAAATGTATTATGCACAACTTACAAACGGCATCGTGACGAGTGTCACAGAAACATCGGGTGAATTACCAGAATCAGCCAATTTAATTGCGATTAGTTCTTATGACACATCGCTAATCGGACACACTTATGATGGCACTCATTTTAATCCGCCGATAATCGTACCTACCAAATTAGTCCCTGCAATTGACTTTAAACTTAGATTTGCCGCGCAAGAGCGTATTGCAATTTATGCAAGCACTGACGATTTTGTGATTGATTTTAGGCAATTACTCGATGACCCAAGATTGCAAAATGTTGACGTGATGTTACCAACCACGATTGATGCTATTGATTATTTGGTTTCGCTTACTTTGCTTGAATCGAGCCGCAAAGATGCAATTCTGGCTTAATCTTTTAGTTAGTATCGACCAATTTTTTAATACACTTGCTGGCGGTAATCCTGATTGTACGATTAGTGGTCATGTTGGCATTATGTCGGAACTAAATCAACGTTGGGATAACGTTAAAAAGATGATTGATTTAACGTTTGCACCAATTGAACAAGATCATTGCATTGAATCGTGGCTAACAGATAACGACAACGACTACAGCGATAATTTCTATAGAGTTGTAATTATTTCAACTTTAGGCTGTGCCTTACTCTACTTACCCATTCGGATTATTGCTTATGCCACTCGTTAAAATTCAAAACGCTGGTGCAATCGGGTTAAATCGTGATTTATCTAACCATGAATTGCCACTAGGCGCGTGGACAGATTGCCAAAACATCCGATTCCTTGACGGATACGCTTATCAGTTCTTAGGTCATGGCGAAGTCTACAACTCCCCTGCTTATGAGCCACAACACGTTTTGCCGTGCAATGTTGCTGGTGGTCGTTATTGGGTTTATTTAACACCGACAAAAGCGTTTGCTGTGACAAATAATAGCGGTGTTTCAACGCACACAGACATCACGCATTTAACGCCACGAACAGGTGTAACAAATCAATGGACAAGCACATTGTTGTCAGGCGTACCGATTGTAAATGCTGGTGATACAACACCACCAATGGCTTGGAATTTGTCGCTCGGTTCAAAGTTTGTTGATTTGGCAAACTGGCAAGCGGGCGTTTCATGTAAATCATTACGCGCATTCAAGAATTTCTTAATCGCGCTAAACGTCACAAAATCAGGCGTGTCCTATCCTTACATGGTTAAGTGGTCGCATCCTGCTGACCCTGGCGGATTGCCGTCATCATGGAATGAAGCGGACGCGACAAAACAAGCAGGTGAAGCCGATATTGCTGAAGGTTACGACCCGATTGTTGACGGAATGCAATTGCGCGATTCGTTCATTATTTACAAAGAGCAGTCCGTTTGGCGCATGGATTTTACAGGCGGAAACTACGTCTTTAAATTCTCAAAAGTCTTGGGCAAATCGGGCGCAATGAATCGGAACTGCATTGCTGATATTGACGGTTATCATGTTGTCTTAACCAATAATGACATCATCATTCACGATGGAAATCAGGCTGATTCAGTACTTGATAAAGTGACGCGCCGTTGGTTATTCCAAAATATCGACGTGAATAATTACGGAAAATGTTTTGTATTTACAAATCCGTTTTTTAATGAAGTTTATATTTGCTATCCGTCTATAGGTTCATCGTCATGTGACAAGGCAATCGTTTATAATTACAAAGACAAAACCGTTTCAGCTCGTGACTTGCCAAACCTAAACCATGCCGCGTATGGCAGTGTTGATAATGGACTGACAGGCAATTGGTCGCAAGATTCATCCCCTTGGGATTCTGATTTAAGTTTGTGGGATGGTGGCGATTTTGTTCCGTCGGCGGCTCGAGTCATTGCAGGAAGTGCAAACACTAAACTCTATATGCTCGATGCTTCATCATCATTCGACGGTGTTATTGCAAACGCATATTTGGAACGGCGCGGATTATCGTTTGATTCACCCGAAACAATGAAATTAGTCAGGGGTATTAGACCGCGAATACAAGGCAACACAGGTAACACGGTTCAAATTCAAATCGGCTCGCAAACTGACCCGTTCACAGAACCCGAATGGGGTAATGTTATGAATCACGTTATTGGTCAAACGATTGCAAATGATTGTCTAGTTAGTGGTCGCTATATTGCAATCCGATTTTCAACAGGTACGGCGTATCAATGGCGATTAGATTCGTTTGAGTTCGACGTTCAACAAACTGCAACATGGTAATTAAAAATGGCAACTTATATAAACCCACTCGCTTTAGAGGCAGAATTAAACTACGTTAAAACCAACTGCAATCAAATTGTCGTAGTCGCAAGTTACACGGCTGGAGATTCGAGAGCGACTGTTTTAGATGGTTCAAACGTTTTAGCAAGCATTACAACGGCGGCGTCAAACTTTGCATCATCAGATTTCACCGTTGGCACAAGTGGCAATGCTAGGACATTAACAACACCAGCATCGAAATCCGATACAACAGCAGACAATACAG